CGATGAAACTTCATTCAATATCTGTCTTTGGAAACGAGGGGCAACCAAAAATCTCGGATATGCATTTCTAAATACACATTTGTTATCAACAATAAAATCAATAGAAGAAGGTATAACATCTGGAAATTTTGTGGGTGGTATAAATGATTTACTTGGATTGAATTGGGAAAAAGTAGAAGACACGAATAAAACTTTCTTTTATCACGGAATAAAAGATAAAGATGAAATGAGAGAATCTTCTCTGTATTTACAAAATATTTGAACACTATTTATAATAAACAAACGAGAGACAAAATGACAAATCGTGAAAAACAATTGAAGTCTATGTTGAACTATTACGGTATTGACATGGCTCCTGTAAAGGACGAAAAGATGAACAAGAAAGAACAAAAGAATTTCTTGGACACCTTCAATCGTAATTACGATGTATATGCGGTTCAAGATATTCTGAAAAAAGTAAGAGATAAACTGAAGGATAAATTAGACAACCCTGAAGAAAATGATGACCCATTTTTCAATAATCTAAAAAAAGATGAAGAAGAATCTGATGGAGATATATTTCCAAAAGATCCAAATGCATCTTCTAATAGAAGAATCGGTTATAACGACCCTGAAATGCAAAACTTTGGGTTCATGAATCTAAATCCTGAAATAGAACAATTCATAACATGGGTTTCCGATTTACTTTATTCGGCAGACCACAGAGTTGTGATAAGTGAAGAAGGTGAAGTCACACATATTCGTTTGGAAAAAATAAAGAAGAAGAGGGGTGGAAGAAAGAAGTAACTATATCGAATGGTTATTCAACCTCGAAGAAATTTTGAGAGATTTCAATATAGAATACTCTGACTACGACGAATTTTATGTAAACGAAGCAATAATGGAAACAGAACGAATCATAGAAGAACAACATATAACGGGAGACAATTCACTCACGGAATCTATGATTGATGATTACATGAAAAACGCCATAAAAAAAGAACCTTCTAAAAAAGACTACTACGAAACAATTTCAAGCTATGTCAAAAAAAGACTCCTACACCACTAATCACGATGATATTCCTGTTTGGACAAAACATCAGAATTTAGACTTTAGAAGTAATGCAGAAATGTTATCTTGGGTAACAGATGACAAAGTAAATTTTACTCTGTCAGATAGGGTTTATGACGCAATGGTGGACTGTTTAGAGAACGAAATAAACGCAATTATAGTTGCAACCATACGAGTCGAAGGTGGTTCTCAAATTGATGTTATGATTCGCAAAGACAACTTCCAAAAGATATTCAGTTCATATGTTGAGAGATTACTTGCGGCGGAGAAATACGAAAGACTTGCGGTAATAAAACAACAAGTTCAAAAATATAATTTGGAAATTACATAATTTTTTCGTAGTTTATTCTATTCACAATTATTCACAACATATAGATTTATGGGACGAGATTACAGACACAAAACAAAGAAATCCGAACGATTTGAAGACGGATATGAAATGTTCAAAGAAAAGAAGTTGGATTCTTATGACCGAAACAAAGGTCGGAAACAAAACAAAATCAATCTAAATCAATTCCAAATTCAAGAAGATGATGACGTCATCGAGATGGAATTTGAAGAAGGTGAGGAATAAATGTCAGTCAAATTAGTTTCAATTACACATCCATCTCTTGAGAAGCAGATGACACCTGAAGAGTTTGTTGTTTACATCGCTCGTGTATCTAATCCATCAAATCAGATGAATGTAGAAACATCTCCACGTCTTATCAATTATCTCATCAAACACAAACATTGGTCTCCGTTTGAGTTTGTTGATATGACTGTGGAAATTGTAACAAGACGTTCGATTGCCGCACAAATTCTTCGTCACAAGTCATTCTCATTCCAAGAATTTTCACAACGATATTCTTCTGCAACATCTGTTCAAGATATTGAACTTCGTAAACAAGCAGAGAAGAATCGTCAATCATCTGCGGAAGCTTACAATCCTGAATGGGTTGGTGGTGTAAAGTTATCGGATATTGTATCTGGTCACTTTCAAGCATCCCTAAATCTTTACAACGAGATGATTCAAGCTGGTATCGCTCGTGAAGTTGCTCGTGATGTACTTCCACTTGCAACAGAAACAACAATGTATATGAAGGGTTCGCTTCGTTCTTGGATTCACTACCTCGAACTTCGTACACTCGAAGATACACAGAAAGAACACCGAGATATTGCGAACGGTATTCGTGATGTTTTTGCACAGAACTTCCCAAGTATTTCTGAGGCAATCGGATGGGGAATGTAAAAAAGTTTTATGAGGAGTCCCTAAACTTCAATTGGGAAATGTTAGAACAAAACCCAAATTACTTCATTGAAATGAACTCAATGACTGACTTTCAAAAGTTAGATGAACTATACGATATGTATATCTATTTTCTTGAGAAAGATGAATTTGAAAAGTGTAATGTAATACAGAATAATATAACGGCGGTAAGAAACAACTATCATAAAGTAATTAGAGAGAAAAAATCGTTATGACTGAAACAGAGAAGGTTATGAAACGTGTACTGAAAAAAGTACCAAATGCAAAAATGCTTTTTGATTCGGAAAAAAATTTGTATATTGATGTAAATGGAGTGAATCTATCGGAGGAACATCTACTCCCTCCAACCAAAGACCCACAAAAGGCATGGGAAATGGCTGACTTGAGTTTGAAGATGACACAGAATTTTGATAGAACTCATCCAATGCGAACTGAACATTATTCATCAAATGATACGAAGAAACGTATCAATCGTAGAAGAAAAAAGACAATAGATTTTTATGGATACTACAACAATGACTAATACGGATGAAATAACAATCTTTGATGAGATTGTAAATTGTGGAATTCTTGAAGATGATACTGTTGTAAATTTTGGGGCCGGTCATCAAGAAGGTAAGTTTTTGGAAACTCTTTTGGATTATAACGGCACACTCGGTAATGAACTCATAACTGCGGTCGAACCTAATAAGAAAAGAATAAAATCGTTATCAAAAAAATTCAAAGGAGAATCTGTTTCTTATTTCGAAGGTTCTCTCCAAGAGTATATTGATTCTGAACACAATGATGCAGACTGGACTGTAATAACAGGTCTATTTGATTCGGGAATTTATGAAAACAATCAGTTCAGTTTTATAAACGAGGTTGTACAAAATTCACTCGAATACTCTAGAAAAGGTGTTATTTTTACTATAAGAATAACCGAGTCAGAAACACTTCGATATTATGATAATTATCTTTTTACGGAATTTGTAAATAGTTATGATAAATTCACCGTAAAAAAATTTGGTGATGGTAATTATGTTTTTTGTATTTTCAAACAATAAAAGGAAGAGGTTATGTCCCTTACTTTACTTATAGTCCTTATTACCGCAGTTGTTGCTGGTGTGGGATTTTGGTTCTACAATCGTAGACAAATCAATTCATTGACTGAAACTCTTGAAGACAAGAATGCAGTCATCAACAGTTTCCGTGGACACTTGTCAACACCATCTGAATCAGAAATAGTGATTGAATCAGTCAAGAATTTCGATGCAAATGATGGATGGCACGGTTCAACGACGGTTACTTCAACAACAGTTACTTCAAGTCCTAATCCTGAAAAGAAAAAGAAACGGTATTCTAACAGGCCAAAGAAGAGTGGTAATGTGAATAATAACCAACCTTCTCAAAAATCCACACCAAAAAAGAATGACGATGGTAGGGGTAAAAAGCCAAAGAAACAACAATAAAATCTAATGATAAACTTCATTTGATATAAGTTATAATGGGAAATCAGAATATGGTTTTCCATTTTACTTTATATTTATAGTAGAAATGAATGATTTTATTATGAAGTAGATGGAGATACTAAATGGCACTGGTAACTATTGGAACACAAACTTGGGACGACCAAAATCTTGACGTTGATGCTTTTGGTGATGGAGTATCTATTGCTCAGGCATCATCTTCTCAACAATGGATAGACTATTGTGCAGCAGGTACACCGGCTTGGAGATATTATAATGATGATTCGAGTAATGCTGATACATACGGAAAATTATACAATTGGTATGTTGTTAGTGCATCAATAACCGCCCATCCGATTGTAGAGAATCCACAGTTCAAAGTACCGGCATCTTCTGATTATAACACACTCATAACTTATTTGGGTGGTACACGAGCAGCAGGACATCCACTAAAAAATACAGAAAACTGGGGAACTTTGAATCGTATATCTGGAAATGGTTCCAATGCCTCTGGTTGGAAAGGAAACCCTGGTGGATTCCAAACTGTTGACGGTGAGTTTTTTGATTTGACTTGGAGTGGCAACTGGTGGTCAAATACAACTGCATCTGTAAGTGATGCTATATCTTATAAGTTGTACTGGTCTAACAGATCTGCAATTTCAATAAATACACCAAAAACAATGGGTCTTTCAATCCGTCTTATACTTTCTGGTTCATGGACTGGAAGTAATGGATTCCGTCCGAGTGAAAACTGGGGATAAGATATAACACATAAAAATAATTGAATGGGAGACAAGATTTTTCTTGTTTCCCATTGTTTTTTTCCTTATATTAGAACTCACATTATTCATCATAGGATTGTTATGAATCTCGGTTATGCCTGTATCAATATGACCCTCGGTAAGAAGAAGATTACCACCAATCGGTCAATGATAAAGAAAACGTTTCTTCAACGTGGTATCAATTATGCCGCTGAACTTGGTCTCCAAAACGTCAAGGACTTGGAAACTATTATTCATTGGAACGTAGAAAACAACATCAAACTTTTCCGTATCTCATCCGATATGTTCCCGTGGGCATCCGAATACGGTATAGAAAACATCCCTAACATACAGGAAATTACAGAGGTAATGAAACGTACAGGTGAGTATGTAAAACTCAATGGCGTTCGTTTAGGGTGTCACCCTGGCCCTTTTAACGTACTATGTTCACCGAATGAAAAAGTAGTTCAGAACACTATTATTGACTTAGAAAACCACGGTAAAGTTCTTGACTTACTTCAACTTTCACATACACCATACAACAAGATAAACATCCATTGTAACGGTACATATGGTGATAAAATTGCAAGTATGCAACGTTTTTGTGACAACTATGACAGATTGTCAGAGTCTGTCAAATCTCGTCTTACAGTTGAGAATGATGACAAGGCGAGTATGTATAGTGTGAAAGACTTGATGTATATCCACGAACGTACTGGTATTCCAATTGTGTTTGATTATCACCATCACACGTTCAATACAGGTGGTCTAACTGAACAAGAAGCCCTTGAACTTGCTATGTCAACGTGGCCGGATGGTATTACTCCTGTTGTTCATTACTCATCATCCAAACCAAAGGAGTCGGGTAATCCAAAAGACAAACCACAGGCTCATGCAGATTACATTTTGGAGAAAATAAATACTTATAGTCATAACGTAGATATTATGTTGGAATGTAAAGCCAAAGAATTGGCACTACTCGAATATCGTAAACACAATGGAGAAATTCAAAATGGATAGAAAGAGATTACAAAAACTCGCTGGTATTATAACAGAAAATTATGTTTCTGAATCTATACCACAAAATGTTATGAATCAAAAATACAAGTATGTTGGTAAGACATTAGAGATAGAACCAGGTTCAGATGTTTTTGATTCACTCGATGATTTCTTTGCAGAGATACGTTATAGTTGGGACACAACAGAAACTGAAGTTCAGAAGTACATAGATTCTCTTTCATACGAAGGTGGAAAGATTGTTTCTAATCATTCTGGTACAAAACAAGTAGAGTTGGTAAAACAGTAAGAGTGAACTTATGATAAGTAAACTGTTCAGTCTAAAAAACCTTATTTGGTTTTGTGCGATTGGATTAGCAGTATTTTCCGGATATTATTCCGTATTCGGTATATCCAAATTATTTTCAGGTGGTTCGTGGTCAATTATTGGTATGGCGGCAATGTTGGAACTTTCCAAACTTGTTGTTGTAACTTTTTTACACGATAACTTCAAAACACTCCGACTTCTTTTCAAGGGGTATCTTCTATCTGCCGCAGTAGTTCTTATGGTAATCACCTCTATTGGTGTTTATGGGTATCTAACAAACTCATACCAAGAAACTGCGAAGGTGGTTTACAAAACACAAAATGAAATTGTACTTCTTGACCAAAAGAAAAAACTTTTTGAAGAACAAAAGATTCAGTTAGACAAAGCAGTTGAAGAAAAAAATTCACGTCTCAAATCACTTGACCAAATCCGTGTATCACAACAAAATGCTTACACACAACAGCTATCGGAAAAACGTGGAACTGGTGGTCTATCAAAGAATATCGCTTCAATAGACAAATCATCCGAAGGATTGAACTCTGATATTTCCACTCTTACACAAAAGTCATTCGTACTTTCAGATTCTATCGCTGCAATAGAACAAACAAAACTAACACTCAACAACGAAACATTCTCATCGGAACTTGGACCACTTCTCTACTTGAGTCGTATCACAAACATTCCGATGGATAGTGTTGTTAACTGGTTCATTCTATTTCTCGTTATTGTATTTGACCCACTTGCGGTTAGTTTGGTAATAGCCGCTAATCATTTGAGTGATAAAGAAAAACAAAAAGAAACATTAGATGAATTGAGTGAGATTGGTCAAGACATAGGAATCGGATATGAAGAACCAACTCAAAGTTTCCCACCAGCTGTAAATGACCAAATTACAGATTCGGTTACGCAGGCTCACTTACACGTACAGTCACAGATTACAGATTCTGTTACACAGATTAGAGAGGAACCACAACTGGTTGTTGAAGAACCAGAAGTAGAACTTGCACTTGGTGATATTGTGGATGATACACCAAAGAAAGAAAGAAAGAAAAGAAAATCAAAAGATTTGAAAAAGTCAGAGGAAAGTAGTATATTAGATGAATCATCTAATGATGATGAACAAAGGAAGTTTTATGAGGAGGAAATTCAACCTGCTCAATTACCAGCAGTAACATCAACGGGGTATTCACGAGGCATTTCTGTATGAGATATATGACGTGTCAAAATAGTCAACCTACGAGTAAGTATTTCAAAGGAAGACGTTGTTACGAAGAAGTTTTGGTAGATGAAAATACCAAATCTGTACTTTGTTGGAAGTGCACTGCAATGATGTTACCACCACCTGAAGAAAAGAAGGTTAGTGGTTATCCTCGTGGGTGGAAGTTTATGTCTGAATTTGTTGATAAGGACGGTAATGTATATCACAAGGGTGAATTACAACCTGAATTATTTGGAACTTTACCACCAACTGAAATAAAAGAGTCAACAAAAGAAAGAAAAAAGAAAACTACGATAGACGATAAAATTACTAACGAATTTGCAAAGTTAGTTCAGAGTGGTAAAATAAAAAAAATTACTAAAAAGACCGTGAAGAAAACTACGAAAAAATAAAGGAGTAGAATTATGGCAGGTTTCTATGATGATGAGGATGAGAACGTACAAAAAACAAGTACAAAGAAATCAGAAGAAAAAGGTGAAGATTTACCAGTAAAGTGGAAAGAGGCTCTTTCACAAATTGATTATGGTATTGATGTAGAAAGCTCTACTCTGTATATGTTTGGTGATATTGCAGATGGAACTCTTTATGATTTTATGTTGAGAATAAAGGCTATTCTTCACATGAGAGAAGATGATAAGAAGGATAATCCAATCAACATTATTATCAATTCTGACGGTGGTGATGTATATGAAGCACTCGGTATGATTGACTTTATTCAATCACTCAACGTAAAGGTAAACACAATTTGTAGAGGACGTGCAATGTCCGCAGCCGCCCTACTTCTTTGTTCGGGAACAGGTGTTCGTGCTGCTTCAAAAAACAGTACAATCATGTTCCATGAAATGTCATCAGGTATCTATGGTAAGTCATCAGACATGAAGGCAAACGTTCAACACATGGAAAAGTTGGAAGAAGTCCTTGTTCAGATTATGAGTGAAAACTCAAACAAGGATGCCAAGTTTTGGAAAGAAACAACACTCAAAGATTATTATCTATCACCTGAAGAGGCACTCGGACTTGGTGTAATTGATTCAATCATCGAGCCAAAATTCAAGAGAGGATAATATGGAATTTTTAGTATTATTTTTAATACTTCTTCTTTTGAGTGCTGGGTATGTCATTTATAACCTGTATACCAAATATGCTCAGTTAGAAATTATTGCACAGGAGAATGTGGATTTCATTATGTCAATGAGGAATCGAGTTCTGAGTCAACAATCTTATCTAAAACAATTGGATAGAAAAGGTGCATTTGAATCTGACGATGAAACAGGTTATTTCTTCAAAGAATTGAAGAAGATAATAAACGATATTGCTCTTTATCTTGAATTAGAATCGGAACAGGATGATGAAGAAAAAGACGTTCGTGGCACAGTAGGGAGATTCTGATGGAAGTGAAAAAGAAAAAACAGAACGTCTATTTTACACAAGAAACAGAAGACGCTATAAACGAATATAATCGTTGTGAAGATCCTATTGAACGAAATATCATTTACACTAAAAGAATTCATCCAGCGTTCTACAAACTATCTGAGATAATGATTCACCGATTCAAGTTTTATAACTTTGATGTATCACATGAAGACGTAAAACATGAAGTTGTTGCCTTTCTACATGAGAAACTCGGTAAATTTGATGGGGAAAGTGGATTCAAAGCATTCTCTTATTTCTCAATCGTTGCTAAGAATTATCTTATTGCAGAGAATAACAAAAACTACTATCTTTACAAGAAGAGACATACAATAGAATCTATTGACGCTGAAAGAAACATCGTAAATGAACAACTACGAAGTGAGTTTGTAGACGAACAAAAGGATTTTATTGATATTTTTGTGGACATAATGGATCAATTTTTACCACTTATATTTACAAAAATAAGAGACTTACAAGTTGCAGATTCTGTTCTCTATCTATTCAAGGCGCGAGAAAATATAGAAAACTATAACAAAAAGGCACTTTATATCCTGATTAGAGAAAGAACAGGCATAAAAACACAGTACATAACAAATGTAATTACAAAATTCAAATTCATATATGGCAGACTCTATCAGGCATATTCGGAAGGTCAAAACATTGCAGATATGGATTGGTTTGAAATACAAGACATTATTGAAGACTAACATAGTTATATCATATGAGCTTTGACGCAGAAATATTCGGAAATAAAAAGTTCTCGGACTTACTAAAAGACATTTACGAGAACCAAAAGAAAAAAGACCGCCAGATAAATCTTCTGATTGCGGACTTGAAACCGCTTATTACAAATATAGGTGATGCGGCTTTACTTGTTCCTGTCATCAAAGATTATATGGAAGTATCGGTCAAGAATGATGAACATCTTGTAAAATTAGCCGCTGTTATTCAACGTATGGTTTCAAAGACTACGGAAGAAGGAAGTTCATTCTTGACAGATGAAGAAAAGGATGCTCTTCTAAAAGAGATCAAAACAATAGGTGAATCACACGAGGCAACAGAGTCAGATGAACTTTCAAAAGATAATACTTAATGCACAAGAATATGAATGGGCTCCTGCTGAAGTAGTTTCGGTTGATTATGAAACACGTAACCCAAGTAGGCTGTATACCATAAAGTGTAAGTTTTTGAATGCGGAGTCTGCTGCAACTCCAACTGATTTGATTCAAGCTAGGGCAATAAATGCCAATATAAAACAAATCCCAATAAAAGGTGAGATAGTTTTAGTTTGTAAAGCACCAACCCCATATCACTCTGGTGCAGGATATGGTCGAGAATACTACTACACACATCCAATATCTATACAGTCTTCTGTTCACCACAATGGAATTCCTGGTGCAAATAAAGTTCTTCTTGATGACAGGAATAACACACAGAAATCAACGGATGCATCACTCGGTATAGTAAAAAAACTTTCGGAAAGAACGGATATAAAGGAAACAATAGACCCAACATTTCCAGAAAGAAATGATGTTTATCCAATACAACCATTTTCTGGTGACCTTATTATAGAGGGTAGATGGGGACAATCAATTCGTCTTGGTTCCACCGTTGATACAAGACGTAAATACCAACTAAATCCAAAGTGGGGAGTTGGAACTGGTGCAACAGGTAATCCAATAACTATTATTTCTAATGGAACAAATCCAAAGAAAATAGAAAAGTCATTCAATCAATTTCACATAGAAAGTCCTGATGATGACGATGCATCAATTTGGCTAACATCCGGTCAGTCTGTAAAATTTACACCGTCTTCAACATATACACCATCAATCTTTGATAAAGAGATTGGTCTGTTTAGAAAGAACTTATTTGGTGGTAATCAAATAATACTTGCGTCCGATAGAATAGTTCTGAACTCAAATAAACAAGAACTGGTTGGTTTTGCAAAAGAAGGTATTGGGTTTGCCACGGAAAAAACTTTAGCACTAAACGCCAAGAATATAGTTGAGATTGAGGGTGGTAGGATTTCTTTGGGATTCAACGCAACATCTCCGATTATATTGGGTGATCGGCTTATAGAAGTCCTAAAGTCCCTAATGGATATTTTGATTGACATGAATCAATCTATTGTAAAGATGACACATCCAACTGGAGTAGGTCCTTCGGGTACACCAATTAATAGTGGAGAATACGTGAGTTATGTCAATGCTTTATCTAGATTAATAAATTCATTACCTAAAATCGCGAGTAAGTTCGCTTTCGTAAATGAGTTTTCTGGTGGACCATCTAGCGTAGATAAAAATAAGTTTAGTGAACTTAAGAAGAATTCCTTTATTGTAAAGGTACCTGAAAAACAAGGTGGTGATAAATCTGGAACAGTAACTTTCAACGAGTAAAGATATGGCAACAAGAGAAGAACTCGCGGAAAAATATAGAAAAGACAGAAAGGAAAAAATTCTAAAACTTCAGGGTATATTTAGTTCTCAAATTACCCAAGAAGTAAAAAGATATTCTAAACTGCAAATATCAGACCCTGAACGTGGTTTGATTGATTCATCTTATATTTCTGCTTTTTATACAGCGAATGATTTTTATCCAAAAGATGAACTGTTATGGGATTTTTTGAACCTTCCAACATCTCAACGTGGGTCAAAAATAAGAAAAGATTTTCAAGACAAACTATCAAACAAAGATGAACCATTTGGTTATTTACTTCTGACCGGTTACTGTGGAATTTCACAAACAGGTACTTTTATAAATAAGAAATTCTCATTGAATGTTGGTGTGTTTGAAACATCATATCTAAAACTTCCAAATGAAACAAATCCATCCCTAATAGAAAGTATTAGAACAGATTACAACACCATAGTTGCAGAATCATATCAAGAACTTAGTAAAGCATTATCTTCTTTATCATATCCAATCTCACAGATAAATGAAAATAAAGGATTTTCTAAACATATAGAAAGTATAAATGAAGAACTGGAAGGTACTAATTTTCTAGAAATATCATCCATACCTGTCATAGTAAATTCATTTATTGATATACCCGATGGTACTAATGAGGGAGTACGTGGCGAGTTCAATAACATTTTTCCAAAACCGGAAGGATGGGATGAACTTTTTGGTACACCACAAAATCCTGGTACAACTGGTGTTAGTGGAGTAGCTGGTGTAGCTGGTACAACTGGTGTTAGCGGAGTAGCTGGTGTAGCTGGTACAACTGGTGTTAGCGGAGTAGCTGGTGTAGCTGGTACAACTGGTGTTATCGGTACAACCGAAGAAGTAAATAATCAGACCACGGATTCCGGTCAAACAAATGCAACACCTCAAGCTGGAACTTCTGGTAATACTCGAAAATATCTCTCAATAGAAGCTGTAAAAGATGACGAAATTGTTATAAGAACGGAGAATACTGGAAGTTCAAATTACTTATCAACTGTATTTTTACAAGATGACCCAGTTGTTGAAGACTATTATAGTGAAAGTCAAATAAAACAAATTCAAACAGAAAAGGTAAATTCACAATCTAAAGATAAAGTACAACCTGGTAGTGAAGTAAATAAAGAAGTAGTAAATAAAGAAATAGAGCAGAAAAAACAAGAAACAGAAGCTCAGAGAAAATCAGAAGAGTCGGATGCTTTAGAAAAAAAACAAGTAAAAGAAAAGTCAAATGGTGTACCCGATGGTTCTAATCCCGATTTACCTGAAGGTAAAACTGTAAAAATAGAGGAAAAATCAAAACCAATACCTGAAGATAAAAAACCAAAAGCAATGACACAGATTCCACCACGCGCATTGACTTTTATAAAATGGATGAATAGTGTTGGTAAAGATCCGACGAATGGAATATTTTTTAGAGGAGAAGGTAAAAAATTATACCCAAAGAATTCACAACCCCCAATAGATTTTGGCAGTGTTGAAAGTAGATTTAAAAATCTATTCTCTTTTGGTTCTCAATTGGATAAAATTTTCAAAGGATATACTGTTGAATCTCCAATAGATGCGGCACTTCTAATGAATTCCGGTGCAGTTGGTAGATTCAATAAAAATTGGCCGTATATGTTTGGGGAAGGGTCGGAAATACACGCCGCAATAACAAGAGCTCGTAGTGTAGTAAAAGAATCACAAGGAGGTATAGGTTCATTTGCTGCCGTTATCGATCACCCAAATGAAATAGATACAAATTGGGCCGAAAATCCATTTTGGTGTGGTCTGTGTACAAATTTTATGCTTTATTCTAACGGAAAATATTCATCTGATAGTAATCCTGTGGACATAACAAACACAAGAAACGCCCCAACACTTTATTCCAAGTCACCATTTAACATTTTTGGAGAACGATTGGATAGTCGAAAGAAGAAATTACAGAATGATATATCTTCTAAAAAAGGAACCATTTCTGGTAATAACTCTTCAATAAAAACAAAGAAAACATCACTAGAAAAAGAAAAACCAAATGCAGAAAAAAATGAAGCAAACTATAGAGACAATACAGATCCAACAAAATATAATCAAAAAAAAATAGATGGATTTTACATAAAAGTTAGAAACCTTGAGAGAGAAATACAAAATCTAGAGAATGCAAACAAAAAATTGGAAGAAGATATAAAAGAATATCAATCGGAGTTAGATAGTATTTCAAAAAATTCATCTTCTGGTACTTTTTATAACGAAAATAATGTTGTTGCATTATTTGAAAATGGATTTCATTGGACATCAAACGGTCTTACTGAAGCTGGTAAACAACTTTGGGATAAGATAAAAAATTGGCCAGGTGCATTTGTGGTGAGAAGACCTGACGGTAACGGTTCTGGTCACGTAGAAACACTATTACATTTTTCACCGACCGGTGAGATATACACTATAGGTGGAAATACCGGACTAGACAACTCGGATGGAAATGGACAGGAGTATGGATTCAAAAAATATACCGGTATTCACGATTTCAATGGTAAAATACCGTATTTCTTTGTCCATAGACGAGGAGATGCAAAACCATATACTAACGGAATTGGATTTAGTGTCAAACAAACTGAAACTTACAAGAAATATGTAAACGACTTACAAGTAAAAAAAGACAAAGAATTGAATCCTGCTGCTTTCAATATTTTAAGAAATATAATGGAGATATGATATGAGTTTGGATAAACTCCTGAAACAAATAAGAGTAATAATCAGAGAAGAAATCGAATATGCTCTTGATAAAAAAATCAATGAGTCTAAAAAGACTACTGATAAAAAAACATTAGAACATGGTATGTCTTTGATGAAAGAATTATCCTCGATAAAGAAGCAACCTCAAAAGGAAATGAAACCATCAAGACCTTCAAAAACTGGATTATCTAGTATTCAAGATATTCTAAATGAAACAAGAATGTCAATGGAACACGCAATGCAGGAAGAAGAATATCCGGAAATGCGATTCAATACCGATTCGATTATGTCAGGGAGAATGAATAATGGAATGATACCCGATGGATATAATCAAGAAGAAATAACACCAGAAGTATCAAAGGCACTTACTCGTGATTATTCTGCTCTCATGGCAAAAATAAATGAGAAAAAAGGAGTCTAATAATGGCATTTCGCAGGAAAACACTATTACTCAATCCAACTGACTCAAATACATCTCAAGTTCAAGATTTGAGGAGACCTGGTGTAATAAAACCAATCGGGGTAACATTGCCGTTCAACAATCCGAATGGTATATTCTTTACGAGTACAACAAACAAGAATCAGGTACTGAGTAATCTAAAGAATCTCTTACTTACTGCAAAAGGTGAAAGATATTTTGAGCCAGAGTTTGGAACAGATATTAGATCTATATTATTTGAGAATATAACCGATGAAGAAGAATTTACAAATAGAATTCGAGGAGATATAGAGACTGCAATTTCAATTTGGTTACCATACCTAATTGTAACAGAACTAACAGTAAATCTGAACATTTCCGACGATGGTAGAGTTGATGATCCAAATCATGCAATTAGTATTTTTCTACGTGTATTAATTTCAGGAACAAACATATATTTGCCAGTTAGGATATTTATATCTGAAACAGCAACTATTCGTGTAATTGAAGAGGCTCAAAACTAATGGCAGATTTAGTAAAAAAGGATATTCGTTATCTCTCAAGAGATTTCGGTTCATTGAGACAGAATCTTATAGATTTTGCAAAAAACTATTTTCCAAATTCATACCAAGATTTCAACGAATCATCACCTGGTATGATGTTTATGGAAATGTCTGCATACGTCGGCGATGTGCTTTCGTATTATACGGATGTTGCACTCCAAGAGTCAATGATACTACAGGCATCCGAAACTCAAAATATAATAAATCTTGCTCAATCATTTGGTTATACACCAAAGACTTCTGTTGCTGCTAATGTTTCAATAGACGTATTTCAGATTGTACCTGCTATCGGTACTGGCGTGAACAATACTCCCGATTGGAGTTACGCTTTTGCAATAGAGCCTGGTATGATTGTTGCTGACGAATCTGATAACTCCATACAATTTAGAACAATAGAATATCTTGATTTTAGATTTAGTAGTTCTTTTGAACCAACTGAAGTAACTGTTTTTGAGGTAGACGATTTAGATTCTACGGAACCAACTTTTTATCTGCTGAAAAAGTCTGTAAAGGCAGTTTCTGGTGTAATAAAAACTTCAAGTTACTCTTTTGGTTCCCCAAAACCATATGATAAAGTCATTCTGAACGACGATAGAATCATAGAAATACTATATGCGATAGATTCAGACGGAAACAAATGGACGCACGTGCCTTATCTCGCACAAGATACTATCTTTGAATCTGTTGCAAACATACCAAGAAATGATAAACAACTGAGTTCATATAGAACTGAGACACCTTATTTGTTGAAATTGAATAGGGTTTCTAGACGATTTTCTTCAAGAGCTTTTGGAAATAACTTCACCAGTTCATATGAAATAAGTTTTGGTGCTGGTGTTTCTGACTTTGACGATGAAGAACTAATACCAAACCCAGATTTGATTGGTTCATCTCTTACTGGAATTGAATCATCAACATCTCCAAATATAGACCCATCTAATTTTTTGTACACAAAAACTTATGGATTAGCCCCAAACAATACCACACTCACAATATATTACACACAGGGTGGTGGTGTAAGAGACAACGTTGCATCAGAAAGACTGACACGAATTGTAAGTAAAACTATACTTTTGGATGAAACCGGTCTAGACATAACACTATACAATCAAGTAATTGGTAGTATCGCAACAACAAACCCTGAACCTGCTACTGGTGGTAAGGATGGTGAGACAATAAATGAAATTCGTCAAAATGCTCTCGCATCATTTGCCTCACAGAATCGTGCAGTTACAAAAGAAGATTATATTATTCGGGCATATAGTCTTCCGCAGAAGTACGGGTCAATAGCAAAGGCATACATAACAAAAGACACACAACTTACAGAAGAATCCATATTCAATAGCGATAGAGTTGCAAACGATTTAGCATTGAACTTTTACGTTTTGGGATATGATTCAAATAGTAAACTAACAACAATAAATGTTGCAACCAAAGAAAATCTAAAAACATATTTGGGTCATCATAGAATATTGACAGACGCAATAAACATAAAAGACGCATACATAATAAACATCGGAATTGAATTCGATATAATTACAATGCCAGATCAAAATGGAAATCAGGTTGTATTGAGATGTATAGATAAACTAAAACGATACTTTGATATAAAAAGATGGCAAATAAATCAACCAATCGTTATAAGTAATATCTATACCGAACTCGATAGAGTTGAAGGTGTTCAAACCGTATCTAATGTTAGAATAGTGAATTTTTATGATACTACTCTTGGATATTCGAAATATTCTTACAACATAGATACCGCAACTAAAAATGGTATAGTTTTTCCATCACTTGATCCATCAATTTTTGAAATAAAATACCCTGATAATGATATTATTGGTAGAGTGAGGGCATTCGGATGATATACACCATTTATCCTAAATTTGATTCTACAATATATGAAAGAACAGAATCTCTAAATACTGGTACAGACCAAATTTTGGAATTATCCCATCAATTGGTAGGTAGTTCATCAAAATACAACAGTAGAATTTTGATGAAATTTGATGTATCAGGTATAGAATCGGACGTAAACTCTGGAAAAATATCTTCAAACGCAAAATATTACTTACAGCTAAGGACTGCAGACGTTAGAGAAATACCACAAGAATATACAGTATATGCATATCCTATAAGTGGTTCTTGGGTAAACGGAACGGGTAAATATAATAACACACCGATAACAACAGATGGTGTTTCTTGGAAATATCGTTCTTCTAAGTCAGTTGGAAAATTATGGGGTGTAACCGAAGTAACTGGTGGTCTAAATTATGAATGGGATGAAATATCCGATAGCTGGGTGGATGCTAATCTAATTTTTGGAGCATTATATGCTTCGTCAACCGGTTCATACTTCTCATCAGTCGGTGGGGGAACATGGTGGACATTTGAAAATACTATATGTACACAGTCATTCTCATATGAATCATCTGACATTTATATGAATGTTACTTCAATCGTAAAAAAATGGATAACTGGATCTGGTAGATTTGATAACGAAGGATTTATACTAAAATTTTCAAACGATATAGAGTCCTCAACGGAAACACTTCCTAGCTTGAAATTTTTCTCAACTGATAGTAACACGATTTATGTCCCAAGACTTTTTGTTGTATGGGATGATTCATCATTTCAGACTGGTAGCCTCACACAACTTTCTTTAGATGATACACTAATCAATGTAAATCTAAAAAAATCATATTCTGAAACAGAAAAGGCAAAAATACGAGTATATGTGAATAGCAAATATCCACAAAAAACATACACAACACAGTCATATTACACACAAAATTATTTTCTACCAACATCTTCTTATTACGAAATCAGAGATGCACATACAGACGAAATTATAATTCCATTCGATAAGACTGGTTCAAAACTTAGCTGCGATGGAGATGGTAATTATTTCAAATTGTGGATGGATTCATTTCAACCAGAAAGATTTTATAGAGTTTTAATCAAATCGGAAACAGATGGTGGCAATATATCTCAAATATTCGATAACCAGTATTATTTCAAGGTTTCAAGATGATTCGTATAGAACAATTTTTATTTGAGCAATACGTTGAAGAAACTCAGGCAGAATCTATAATATCTGAATTTCCCAATATTATGTTCAATACAACTGATGAGTTTTTTGAATTTTTTGAACAACGTAATATAAAGTTGGTAAAAAAAATTGCAAATAATCCAAGAAAAGAATCATATCCACCAAGAGAGGAATTACTTCAAAGACTGAAGGAATTCAAATCATCCACAGATTATGATTATGTAAAAAAATACATAGCAAAAGAAACTTTGATACGAAATGAAATTTCTGCTGGAAACATAACAAAAGATACAAATTTACTAGACAGTATAAAGTCTGAACCATTGGATCCGTTTTTTGGTTTTATAGTCAGAAAAATTCTAACTGGAAGTGAAAGTGGAGTTCTTCCATCGGAAGAGCTAAAAAATATTCTAAATGAACTGACTAAAAAAACACAACAAGACATAGATACTACTGTAGCCGTTACTAGGGATGAAACGGGCAGAGTAACATCATTTGATAATTACATCAGAAATAGAGGTTCTATAAACGTAGAAGTTCTCGATGAGAGATTCACAATAACTTCAGTAAATTATGTGGTTCCAAATGAATTCAAAAGTTTACCAGATGCAATTGTTGCTGAAAAAAATGTATTGAAAAAAGCAGCTGAATTTGTTACACTATTTCCGAGTCAAGGTGGTGATGGAAATGAAACTGGAACGGGAACAGGAGTTCCAACAGATCAACAATCTCTTACTGAAAATTTGAAACGATTGATAGTAGAAGATTCAAACACAGTACCTTCATTACAAGCAAAAGTGCAAAATTTATCTGAACAGGTAGACAACCTAAATGAGTTAGTACAACTAAAACAAGAGGGTATAGACGACCTTTCTCGTGTGATAGAAGAGCTGTCAGATAAACGTAATCAAATTCTAGATGAAAATGCTATAAAAGATGACACAATTATTACTTTGAATGAAGTGATAGATTCTACTATTACCGAATTGGAAGGTAAAGTATCTGAACAACTTACAAATACCGCAGACGCTTTCGATGCATTGGCAACACAACTTGAAGCCCAAGCCAAGAAAGCAGAAGAGTCGGCAGCAAAACAACTTGCCGCATTTGAAAAGGCCGTTGGTGGTATTGCTGATGCACTCAAACCAAAAGAACCAGAACCAGAACCTGGAAATCCTGCTGCTGATATTATCAAACAGATATTTACTGAATGGGATAAGATATATGCAATATCTAACAGTAGATACTCATCAGTTGAAAGTATATTGAAAACGTTAGAAGTAAAATCTCCGCCATCAAGACTCGACTACATATTTGTTCCACCAGCCGCGAGTAATTCATTTGGTCCTGGTCAAGAAATAAACCAAATTCTAAAATGGAATGATACATATAAATCTCAATTTAAAGACTTGGTAAATGGAGTTACTGATAAGACAAAGGCAAATTCTATACTTACAGAGACAAAAAAATTATCATCAAACAATGGTGGAATATCTGATATAAAAAATGTGATAGAAGTTGTATTTGATGAGTGGTCTGGAGATATTGGTGGTGCACTGGGAGTTGGAAGACCTATTGTAAGAAAATCAATTTTAGAAATGGATCCTACTTATTCATTTACTGGTAAAACTGATGGGGATACAAAAACAAAGGGAATAAGTCTAATAAGAGCTACAAATGATACACAGATGATACTACGAGTATTGAGAATTTTATCTGAAATAAGTAATGTTGTTGATAGAGGCGGGTCTTGGCTAAAAATAGGATAAACAATGGCAAACTTTGAATATAAAAATATTGACGAAATACGTTCCGAAAATTTTCCAAAAAGAGGTGTTACCATTCCTTTGGAAGACTTGGCATTATTAGAGAAACGAGTAGTTGTTCCTGATTTTGATCCAAACTTTGTTGACCCAATAACAAATACAAATCCATTCAATATAGAACTCCACACTTTTCTAAGAAACTTGGGGTACATTAGATCTGCTTATAATATAAACACGTTTTATTTAGATTCAACTAGTGAAATTCCAAAACTAAGATTACAGATTCATAAAGACTTAGAGAATTTGAATGTACCACCGACTGAATATAAGGTGGTTTATAATTTCTTGAGAAACATGATAGGTTCTCATGAATCTGGTAACAATCTTTTTATATCTGATATTTCTGATGATCGAAAAGAATTGAAACTTTCATTAGTTTCACCGGAGTCAGTAACTGGTAGATTGGAGCTTGCTAGATTTGTTCTTGAAAATATTAGACCAAAAACATTCCTACCACCAATTGTTTTAAATTTTGGTGAGAATAAATTAGTAGACGTAATAAATGTTACATCAGATGGAGACCCAGTATCTTTTTATGTAAAGTTGTTTGAACCACTTCCACCGGACTTGGATTTATTCTTTACGTGTTGGGTTTCTATAAAGATAATGAAACCGTATATTGATACGGTAAACATACTACCTGAAACATTTGAACCAGAAGTACCATCAATACAAGGACCTAATTTTGAAGTTGATTATGACTACTGGATAACATCTGATACCGAGTATAAATCATGGACAGACATATTGAGTGAAAATGTTCAAACTTCTGAACAATTACTCAATAGATACCTGACTGGCTCTAATCTTCCAGTCACATTGAATATAGATTACTCTGAATTCAAAAACTTCATTTACTATTCAAATGCAAGAGACCGTGTAGAGAACTTTTTATACAAAATGGAACTTGTGGAGTTTTACAATAATGAACTCGGTAGAATAAATGGAATATCTGGATCAGTTGGTTCAAATAGAATAAAAATTCAACTTTTGAGAGATAAAGTTATCTCTGGTTTTGATGGTTTTGAAAAATACTTGTATTATGATTCGACTGGCAGTTTCAGTTACACGTATCAAATAAGTGCATCAATTTCACCGTACCCAAAATATGAATTGAACTCGACTGCTAGTGTTTATGATATATCAACTAAAGTAGGAAAATTCAATTTTTACTCCTATACATCTTCGTTTGTTGAGGATTGGTCTGATTCTATAATAACACTTGCAAACGAATACGATGCGAAAAATTATTATGCCCTCTCAAAGGCACTACCAGACCACATTCGAGAAGACTCTGATAACGAACAAGCTGTTACATTTGTCAATATGCTTGGACAACATTTTGATATAATGTATCTATACACAGATCACATTTTGAAAAAGAATCTTCGAGAAGAAAATCCTAGATCTGGTTTATCTCAAGATTTGATTTATGATGCAACTCGTAACTTTGGTTGGACTCTTTCACATGGAACACAGACAAAGGATTTATGGGAATATGCCCTCGGACTAAGTGGTAGTACAGAACCAATATGGACTGGTAAAACAACTATAGGCAAGTATTTTTCCAAGACATATGAAGAAAGAACTAAAGAAGTATGGAGACGTATTTTCAATAATCTCCCATACATTTACAAAACAAAAGGAACTGCTCGCGGTATAAAGGCTTTACTTGCTGCCTATGGTATTCCACAAACTCTTCTAACGATAAGAGAATTTGGTGGACCCGATAATGCAGATTTAGGAATTATTCCAAGAACAGAGTGGGAAAAACATACTTACTATCTAAACATCAGAGGGTCTTTACCAGTACCAACTGTACCAAATTATGTAACTACTCCTTGGGAAAAAATAACAACACCAACTGGTTCATGGTTATATCCTGATACTCTAACATTCCGTTGGAAGATGGAACCAGAATCAAGATATTCCTATACTGGAAATCAAATACAAACTCTTCTTCAAAAAAATTCTGGAAGTAGAGTTGATTGGTTTGTAACTATGGAGAAGAATGGAACAGATGTTGGTAAAGGTTCTGTTACTTTTTGGTTAGGTAATGGAACTACTTATACGTCTGCATCAATATATGACGATTATTTCTACGATGATGTGCCTCTGAATCTTATGATAACAAGAGAGTATAGTAATGATGCAACATCATCAAATCAAATTTACAGATTCTATGTAAAGACTTCTAAGTACGGAAAACTTGTAATAGAACGTTCTGGTAGTATTGTTGTAAATGGAACAACTAGCGGTAGTTACAATAGGTCTTGGTCGTCTGATGGAACATTATACATTGGCTCTGGTTCGAATCCACAAACCAGTAACATACTATCAGGTTCAATTTTTGAATTGAGATATTGGACAAATAAACTAAATGAGAGTTCTTTCAACAACCATGTCATGGCACCTCGTGCATACAATGGTAATACAGCAACATCATCATTCTACGATTTACAAGCACAATTCAAGTTCTGGCAAGAATTTGATACGACTCAAACATCAAGTATCGTAAGTTCTCACCCAGACCAAACAAAGACAAGTTTTTACACATCTCCAAAATCTGCCTCATTGATTGGTTTTAACTATGATGCGTTTGAATCAATAACCGAAACCTATAATATGGAAGTTGCAACGGTTGGAAACAATACTCCATTTTCTGAAAAGGTAAGGATTGACTCTGGTTCTTTGATTGGTGGATTAGATCCAAACTATTCGTCTGAAGTTTCTCAATTTGATAAGTTTAGTATTGATTCTAACAAATTGATGGTTGCGTTTTCTCCACAGAATATTATAAATGAGGACATATACGAGGCAATCGGATATACTACTATTGATGATTATTTTGGAGAATACTCCAATATTGATAAAGAAGAATATCCAAAACTAAAATGGTTTGCCCGTGAATATTGGAAAAAATATCCAAACAAGAATGATTTTACGGCATACATACGACTAATATCTCAATTTGATTTGAGTGTTTTTGAACAGATACGTCAAACACTTCCGGCCCGTGTAAATGAGATACTTGGTTTGGTAATTGAACCAAATGTACTTGAACGTTCAAAAGTAAAAGTAGTAAGAAACTTTAGTGGAGAACCAAACAACTCACTACGAACAAACGAAATATCATCATCAGGTACACCAACGGTTTCTGTATCTTCTAAAAAAGCAACTATCTTGATTGGATTTGAAAATGAAAGTTCTTATCAAGAAATTGAAGGTGAATTTGATATACCACTTGAAATAGAATCTTCTCAAGATATAAATGTGTCTGGTGATTATAATCAAGTTGTAACACCAACTGGATTTGCAAAACCATATTCTGCAATTATATCGAGTTCAAGAGGTCACGTTGCCAATTTTATACGCGATAGGTTTACACCAATAAAAACAAGTATACAAATATCAACGAGTTCTATTTCGTCTCAATATGTAAACTATTTTTCAGTTATCGCTAACAAAAATTTTGGTAAAGTAATAGCCAACATTTCTTCTGTATTTGGTTCTGGAAGTTCTACTCTGTTTGCGTTGTTTGATACAAATTTCTCAAGCCCTTCTAAAAAACTAAATGTTGAATATTTTGAAGGAAGCCCTGATGTTGGTTATGGAACTGGATGGGCAACATCTAGTGTAGATTCTGGAAAATCTACATTCGTATTTACAACGTATCAATCATATAGACTTGATAATTATTATAGTGCTTACAAGTTTTATTATACGAGTAGTAGAGATATTGATGAAAGAAACTACTCTTCATATCAATTTGTAACCGCAAGTTTTGAAAATCCAAATAATTTGACTAATTCAATTCGTAATCAAAGATTTGAAGGATGTAAATTATCAGGACCGGATGTAAACATTGAAACAAGATCTACACCAGATGGAAAGGCCGTTGTAGAATTATTTTTCGTAGATCCGAATCAAATAAATCTAAATCAGTATTCTGCGAATAGTGGAATCTAAAGGAAAATAAAGAATATGTATATTTATATGAGTAACATTATATTCAACAAGGAGTAACTAACATGGGTTATTTAGACAATACCTCGATTACCGTAGATGCCATCTTGACAAAGAAAGGTCGCGAACTTTTGGCAAAAGGTAGAAACAATTTCAAAATTACACAGTTTGCATTAGCAGATGATGAAATTGATTATGATTTATGGAATCCAGCACACCCACTTGGATCTGATTATTATGGTGTTGCAATCGAAAATATGCCAATAACAGAGGCGGTTCCAGACGAAACACAATCAATGAAATATAAATTGATTACACTTCCAAAAGGAACAACTGCAATTCCATATTTGACATTGGTAACGCCACAAACAGTTTCACTTGTAGCCGGAACAATTCCACAAGGACAGAATATAATCCCAGAAACAAGATTCAACGGGACAAGTGTACAGGCAACTGCACTAAATGCTCAGTTGGGTTACACCGCAACTCTTTTAGACAGTACCTATATGACAATTACAGGTCGAGGCATCGCAAATGCCAACAACCCAGTTGCATCTATGTCAGGAGATTCTGAAACAGCAAACTCTATGTCAGTAATAGGTTTAGAATTTCAGGTATCACCAAAGCCAGCTGCTGATTTCATTTCTACCACAAAAACAACAAAGGTTATTGTAACTGCAAATGAAACTGGTGGTAGAATTGTAGTGAATGTTACTTTAGATAAACGACCAACCGGTTTATAAGTAAAAACAAATAGGGAATTTTATTATGTCAAGAATTTATAGAGCTGTCAGTAGACCATTAGATGCAACAAATATGCCAATGGAATCCGCTGAAACTGTTGTTGAAACACGGGGTCTTTGGTCTAATGGGACAGGAGAGTTGTTTACATTTTTTACGAGCTCATTACAAACAACCTCTTCTAAAGAATATTATTATGAAGTTTGGAGCTCAGCTTCATTAGATTGTGAAGATGCACAAATATTTTCAGTTGCATACGGACACTATGCTGGTTCGGGTTCTGCATCTCCTGGTGGAGAGATTAGTGATACTCCTTCCAAGGCAATATATTCACAATATAGACTACTCTGTCTTGAACATGATGAAACATTATTCAAGTTAGGAAATTCATCACAAACAACAATTTATGATTTTTACGCCATAAACTTCAATAGAAGTAAAGTTGGTGATAAACTTGACCCAGGAAATTTCCAAATAAATATCGCGGCATTGAGTGGTAGTGGAAAAGTAAATTCTTCTCACACTGGAAGTGCAGTTCAAGTATCTGGTTCAAACCCACAGATTATAAAACTTATTGATGATTCTGTTGATAAGAGTGACGGTTTAGGATATAATGGAATACCATCCCCTGTTAGAAATCTTGTTAGTGGTAGTTTGGATGACGGCATTTATAATCCATCAAATCCACATTACTATGGACTAGTTTATTCAGATATTGGTACAATTCTAATATCTGCGAATTCTTTGAATCAATCATCATCATTCAATACTGTAACTGGAAGTAATGTAGCTGGAGATAATAGTTATAAGTTGTTCACCGCTATAAGTGGTGCAGCAGTAACAGGTAATGGTTTTACTGCAAGAGCAGTAGATATAAAACATCAAGACTTTTACTTTGTAAGAATTTCTAACAACGAATTCAACTATTCTACAAATCCAACATATTATACAGGAAGTGATGGATTTTTGAACAATTCTCAATTTACTCTTGAACCAATTACATATATCACCAGCATTGGTTTATATGACAAAGTTGGTGGAGATTTATTGGCTGTTGCTAAACTAAGCAAACCACTTCAAAAATCTTTCCATAGCGAACTATCAATTACTGTAAAACTTGAGTATTAAAAATTATGACACAAGAAGAAATACTATTAAGAAAAAGTTTACGAAATGGAAAAACATTCACACCATTTGTGGATGATATAGACATTTCTCCAAATCAAAAAGAAGTTGTGTCCGCACCACTTTGGTCAAACAATCAAGCATCATTGACTGGAATTTTTACAAGTTCATTCCAATCTGCAAATCAGAAAAGATATTACTATGAGATATTCAACAGTCAATCCAATTCTTTTGGTGCAGAACCACAATTTAGTTTGGCATATGGTGATTCTATGGGTAGTGGTTCATCCACTGGTTCGGCTAATCAAAATGTTTACGATTATCCAACAAAAACAGTATATGCACAATATAGACAGATGCTCCTTGACCCAGGTGATACATTATTCACATTCAGAAATAATGAAACATCAGAATACATTTATGCCGTAAACATAAATCGTGCAAGATTCAAAGACAGAATGGACACTAAATCATGGCAGTTGACTTTCAAACACAGTGGTTCTGCAAATTATACAACGCTAATTGATGATGCAACAACTACAACAACAGAATTAGCTCAACAAGGTGGTCGAGTTTATAATGTTAGAAGTGGTTCTATTGCAAATGGAATTTATACAGCAGACACAACACCGTGGGGACTTTTCTACCCAGATAGAGGTGTGATAATTTTGAATGGAAAAGCTTTGGATGCATCGGCTTCTTTCAATACAAGAAGAGTACCTGCGACTGCGAGTGGATTTGATAACACATTCGAATTATTTACATCTATAAGTGGTGCCATAGCAGCTGATACTGCGTCTTATTCATTCAAAGGAAGAACTAGTGAAGTTATATCATCCACATATTACTTCGTAAGATTATTCAACGGGGAATATAATTACTCGTCAAATAATAGTTTTGTTAGTTCAAGCAGTGGAATACTCAAGTATGATTCAATGGTGAGAGACCCACAGGTATATGTAACGTCTGTTGGTATGTATGATGATAATCAAGAATTATTGGCGGTTGCTAAACTGAGTAAGCCAATAAAGAAATCGTTTGATAGAGAATTGGTAATAAAAGTTAAATTAGATTATTAAGATAAAAAACTATGGCAACTCAACAGGAAATAGTACAGAATATAAATTTTTGGCAGAATTCTCCAACGAAAGAAAGAAAAGACTACTATGCTGGAGTCATTTTCAGTCAAACGGGTTTGACACCTGAACAAGTTGTAGCAGCAAATCCAGTTACATTTGCGACTCAGTTGATAACTGATACTCCTACTGAATTTATTGAGACAACTCAATTTAATTTAGGAAACGGTGTGGTCAGAGTAAATGCTCCACAAACACAGTCTATTGCACCAAGAACAACAGAAACTCCACAGCAAGACCCGTGTGCAAATGCAACATATAGAATCGGTAAGATAAAAGAACTTGGGACAAAAAACTTTGCTGAATACTCTAGTCCTGACTTTGTTGACATAAATAAACAATGTATTCTTATAGGTGAAATCTATAAATGTTGTGAAAATGGAGAAACTAAACTTGGATGGGTAGAACTTGGAAGATCAAAATCTTCTAAATTTTACGAAAATTGTCCTGATGGTGGAAAAAGAGCAGTTGCCGAACAATATTATGATTTGAGTGAAATTGGTCCTGGTTCAAGTCTTATATTAGACACACTCGATAAGACATTCCAAAATAATACTGTCTCTCTGAGTAGTAAAGAAAATTTAGGATGGTATAATAAAAAATGGTCAGTCGGATGTAATGCCAATCTTTTTAGTGCAAATGCCGCACAATCAGATGCCGGAAGACAATCATTTCCAACATTTGATACATTTGAAGAGTATTTCAATTATAGATTTACAAATGAAGTTGCATTTGAAAATGATGATGTAAGAACAATAACTAATAATCAAGTTATTTATAACGAGTTTTCAACTCCGTCTGGTGTTATTAGTAGAGCTGTAAAGGCAAAATGTGGTGAAAAAGGTAAATGTATATCTCAACCACCACCTCCTCCTCCAACCGGAGGCGATGGAGGTCCGCCACCACCACAAGATGGTCCTACATTTGGTGAGGAAGAAGAAATACCAGGTTCAAGACGGGTGTTTGATGAGACTGAAAAAGTCCCCGTCGAAGGCGGTAGTAGTGGTGCACCACAACAACACCCAAATAAACCATGTAGACTTGCTGTTGTATCTCTCATAGATGAATATCAACTTGGAGAGTACAAAGTAGGTATACCGGTTTTTGCAACTAAAGCGATGAACCGTCCACCATTGCGATATGAAAGTGAACGAGTAATTCCAACAAGAACTTTCAAAGCAAGACTAACACAGTTTATTGATGCGGGACGAGATCCAAACTGTAAATACAAAGAGCACATTGTAGAATATGAAGAAGACGATCCTTCAGATAAGTGTTTTGGAATAATCAAAAAAGACGTAACACGAATTTATGACGACGGTTTGGTTGAACCATATCTAAAAGGTGCGTTTGTAAGATATTTCAGAAAACAAGATGCAGACTGTTCACCTGAAACTGTAAAGGTATATCACCCTCTTGATTTAGGTAAAGATGTCATGAATGCAAAAATTCGTGCAAAGACTAAAGGTCTATTTGATGGGGCTCAGTCACTTGAATGTCATCACACAAGTTCAACACAATCAACTTCATCTAAACTGTATTACTACGAAGTTACAGATTGTGACTCATGTGGAAAAACACCGTACTTTGCTTTGTCATATGGACATAATCAAGGTTCCGGTTCGACTTGGGCCGAAGGTGAATTGAATGACACACCAACTCGTTCTGTGTATGGTCAATACAGATCAATAGCACTTGATTTACCGGATACTGAATTTACATTCTACACTAATGGTCAACCAACTGCATCAAAAGATATTTATATCATAAACTTCAATAGAAGAGGTATGAGTGATAGAGTTGACCCTGGTAATTGGGAAATTGCTCTTGCCGAATTGAGAGGTGGTTCTTATGCGAACAATGTATTCACAGGAAGTAATGTTGCAGTTTCATCCTCTAACAAGATTCTAACATTTATTGATGATTCAGGTGACAGATCAGATACAGTATCTTGTACACATGATCCATATGTGTCTTATGATGTCATAAGTGGTAGTTTGACATATGGTGTATATGCAACGTCCTCACGTCACACATATGGTGTTGTTTATCCAAATCTTGGTATTATTGTTCTTGATCCATATAAAATGAATACCGAACTTGGATTCAATACTGTTACTGGTAGTAATGTTGCAGGTGACAATGCCTTCAAGTTGTTTACATCAATAAGTGGTTCTGGTGCAACTGGTTCATACATGAAAGCAAGAAACTTGAACTATAAGACAACAAATCATTACTTTGTTAGAGTTGCAGCACCGTTTGCAAACTATAGTAATAATCCAACATATGTTAGTGGTAGTGATGGTTTATTCTTCCATCCTTGTTTTGATAAAAATCCACAGACATATATTACTTCTGTTGGCCTTTATAATGATTTCAATGAACTACTTGCTGTTGCTAAACTAAGTAAACCAATCAATAAATCGTTTGATAATGACGTTCTAATAAAAATTAGATTGAACTGGTGATATGGCAGCGGAATATGAAATCAAAGAAATTGGCTTTATAGGTTCTTTATGGCAAGGTGAATTTAATTCACCACTAAACGTCGGTAAAACCATTGAAGTTATAAATGTTCCTAACACGGTAGAATCAGGAAGACATCAATCTATTTTTTTATCAACAAATGAAAATGTTGATATTCAAAAACTAAATTCTCAACTTCCCGATATTCAAAACTACTATGAAATGGGAAAACTGAATGAAAAGACTTTGGACGAACTATCACTCTATACTAAAATAGACAAATCATTTTTGTCTAGTTTAGATGTACTGTATAGATATACCCGAAGAAACCCTTTCAAAGACCCAAATGCAAGCTCTCTGCCAATTCAAGAAAATTGGTCATTTGATACTTCCGATTCAAATAAAGTAATATACATATACAATCAACCACAATTTATAGTTTTTGTAAACTATGTGTTTCTTGTATCGGAAGAATATCAAAATACACTATCGAGGTATTTTTTAGAATTACAACAGGGTGGTAATTCAATAAACACACCACCCAGCAATCTTTCTGTTGCAATAGTAAGAAGTTCTGCTGATTCTACTGTTACATATCCACAAACTCCATTCTTTACAGGAAGGTTGTTTGGTGATGTAATGTTGACTGATGAAATGATAGAAGAGGCTGCTGTAACTAAATTTACAAATAATTTGAGTGCTTTCAATCAATCACAAATAGAACCTGTTATTGATGTAACAACAGGACAACCTTTTTCACCTGAACCATTATTTGAGTCAACTGATAATACTGTCATAAGTTCAAATCTAAAAATTATAGATGATAGATTACTTAGATTATCTACATTTTTAGAACAACAGAAAGTAAATCCTGCTTTTCCATTTTATACGGTTTCTGCGATAAGAACTGAAATAATATACTTGAACATGATAAAAAATTATCTATTTGAAAGAATAACTCAAATAAATAATGTGGGATTTCCAGATGAAGAACCAGAACGATACTCTATTTCGGAAGAAGGTGTAATATCAGTATTACCACCACCACCGATAGAAGATTCTAATGAAGTAAAAGTTTTACAAAATGATATACAACAACAACAAGATGACTTTGCATATTTCATAGATGATATGATAGAAGAGTTGACAATAGACGATAATAATGTATATGTTTTCAAAAAGTTATCAAAAGTATCGGATTATGATTTACCAATTCTTCGATATAAGACAAAAGGTTTGTTTAGATGCACTGGTGAAAAACTATCCACGTTTTACACAGGTTCTCTGACAGAAAAACAAAAAAAGTATTATCTAACGGTATTCAATGAAGCAGAAAATACAACAGATTCATATCATCAATTTGATATAACATATTGTCATATATCTGGTTCTGGTTCAACTCATATTGAAAATGAAGTTGATTTATATCCTGCAAAAACAATGTATCGCAAATATATGCTAGAATGTTTTGGCTATACGAATGGAAAATTCCCATTCAAGAATGGTAAAAATGGTGATTATTTTTACGCAATACAATTGGACAGAACTCAATATAAAGAAAAACTTGATGCAGGAAACTTTGAATTATCTCTTTGTGAATTATCATCAAGTGGAACACAATCGCATCCAACATCAACTAGATTTTTTACTCTTATTGATGAAAGTAGAGACACAAAACAAGAAATAGTAACCAATGAGGGTATTCAAGAATACTACTATGTGACATCAGGCTCACTTCGTGATGGTGTCTATAATGAGTCAACTGATGATGCGTGGGGTATTGTATTTCCTAAAATGGGACTGATTGTGTTAGACGGTGTTGTTATGGATCAATCTTGTTCATTCAACACAATAACTGGTTCAGTAGATGGACAAAACTCAAATAGATTATTTTTATCAATTAGTGGTGCCGCAGTACCAACATCGTATAGACCAAGTAGTTCTTTTTTTGCTAGATCGTTTGAAACGTTTTTGACGGAAACTTATTTTTGCCGTGCAGATTTCAATGAATTCAATCATTCTACTAATTATACATATGTAAGTGGAAGTGACGGGTTTTTGAAATATGATTATTTCAAAAAAAGACCTCATTCTTACATAACAACAATTGGTTTGTACAACAGAAACAAAGAACTTCTCGCCATAGGCAAACTTAGAAATCCTATATTGAAAAATGAAGGAAATTCTCGTATATTTGAAGTAGTAGTGAGATTGAATTAATATGTCATTTCAAAGTGGAAATACCTTAAGTCTTATTTGGAAAAAACTCAAAAAGGGTGATTATACAGTCAGACCATTTGAGGTTTATAAATTATGGGAAATATCTTCTGATTCCGCAGAACCGAAGAATTATTATGGTTTATTTGACATAATGATTTATAGAGCACTTTACCCAGAAAATTACAAGTATTATGGTGGTGTTGCAAATCTTTCATCTTCTTTATACGAACGAGTATTTACAACTCAAAGTCTTGACCCTAAACTTTTATGGTATTATCTAGACCATAATTTCTACACAGAATACTCAAAAGAAAAAATTCCAAATGTTATAACTGATTATGATAGAATAACATACTTAGCAGAATCTAGTTCTATGATGGTTTTACCACAAGGTGTTTTTGGTGAAGGAATCCGCAGAAATTCTGTAAAATTTACTAGTGTTCATCCTACATCTTCTTATCAAGTTACTATGATGGATGACGGTAAAGGTAATTTGAAAGATTTGGCTTTTGATGAAACAAAGATGGTAGGAACTGATAATCTTCATCTGTATCTTGGCTTCAATGAGAAGTATAGAGAGTACAATCTTCGCAACAAGCCAATTGATTATGTTTTAGATAATTCACCTCTTGTAAACGAAGTCGAGTCTATTAGGAATAAACAGATAAGTTATTTACCAGGAATACCAGTAACAAATACAACACAATCCACTGGTGTTTCCGCGTATCTTGATGGTGGCTATTATGAAGTAAAAACGTCTGATAATTTCAATTTTAGCGCTAGAAATAGTTTTGCATTTAGTTTTTGGATAAACATACCACCAACACAATCAAACTTACAATTTACACATAATCATTTGTTTGATAAAAGAACAACAAAAGATCTGATTGTAAAAGATAGAATAACAAAAGTTGTATCTGTTGTTGATAGTAATGACCACCCAACTATACAAGGTGAGTCTTCAAACTATCCGTTTGATATAAAAATCTATAATAGAACCGCAGGTTTAACAGATGAACATAAAATAGAATTTTCCCAAAAGTCTGGAGAAACATTGTTTTCTGTAACATCCAGTGCCGTTTCTCACTCTGTATGGAATCATATAGTTTGTCAAAAGAGTTCAAGTTACTATCAAGTTTGGGTAAATGGAGTTTTGAAAGGACAAACAACTGGTTCTGTAACAACAAACACAACGAATACAAACAGATTTTTTATAGGAAGTAACGGTACGTCAAACGGAACATTTTCGGGTTATCTCGATGAAGTTAGAGTATACAAATCTGGACTAACATCAGAACAAATAAGTTATTTGGGAAATAATAGTTTTGAGACAGGATACGCTTATCAAACTTCTCGTATAGGAAATGTTTTTTACAAACATGGAATGATTATTATATCTGACCCTAGACCAAAGTATGCAAATGTTTTCTTGGGAAGAACTGGAAGTTTTGATTTTGGTGGAACTGAATATGGATTTACAGGTTCTTTCCGTAGTACCACAACATTTTATGAACATGAAATTATTTGTAAAATAAGAAAAAGTGAATTTAATTTTACACAGAATTGGACTGTTCGTCAAGATAGAAATAACTCATCTCAATTTGTAGATGATTATGCAACTAGTTCGTATTTCAATCCATATATTACAACAATAGGTTTGTATAACGAAAAACATGATCTTGTTGCAATAGGTAAACTCTCATCCCCACTTGAAAAAAGAGACGATGTAGATATGAACGTAATTATAAGGTTCGACGTATAATGAAAAGAAATGCAGTTGCGATAAAACACGGGTTTCGTTCTGGTCTTGAAGATACAATCAATGAAAATCTAAAATCCTCAAAGAAAAAGTACAGTTACGAAACCGAGAAACTCTCCTATATCAAACCAGCCACAAACCACACATACACACCCGACTTTGTTCTACAAAAGAAAAAGGGTGGAACAATGTACTTGGAAACAAAGGGACGTTGGGTAAAAGCTGATAGAGAAAAGATGGAACTGATATTCAACCAATATCCAAACATAGACATTAGGTTTGTCTTTCAGAATCCAAACGCAAAACTCTACAAGGGAAGTAAAACAACGTATGCCCAATTCTGTGAAAAACGTGGTTGGTTGTGGTCAAAGAAAGAAATTCCACAAGAATGGTTGGATGATTGTTTGTAAATCTCCTCAAATAGTCGTATATTGGTTTTACTATGATAAACCACGACTTATTACATCTGTTAGAACAAGTTTTAGGTAAAGGAAAGAAGACCTCCGGCAACAACTATTCTTTCTTTTCCCCATTCGTTTCCCACTACAAACCAAAGTTGGAGATAGATGTTTCATCTAACTCTAAAAACCAAAACTTCTGGCATTGTTGGATTTCCAACGAAAAGGGTAGAACAATACAATCCCTGTTCAAACGTCTACGAGTAGACCGTCAACACTACGAGTCCCTCAACAGAATCCTCAAAACAAAGGCACTTCACACATTCGTCAATACCGACGATAAAGACGAGGAGTTGAGATTACCACCAGAGTTTATCCGTCTTACGGACTTTGGTTCTATACGAGACATCACAATTGCAATGCAAATAAAACAAGCGGTATCTTACCTAAAATCTCGTGGTATTCTCCCAACAGATATTTTCAGGTACAACATCGGTTATTGTCCAAATGGTATCTATGGTGGTAGAATTATTGTCCCATCATATGACGATAATCTAAACCTAAACTTCTTTGTTTCCCGAACTATCTTTGAAGATGTAAACGCAAAGTATAAAAACCCACCTGTAAGTAAAGACGTTGTTGGATTTGAATCCCTCATAAATTGGAAAGAACCGATCACACTTGTTGAAGGTGTATTTGATGCCATTTCTGCCCGTTTCAATGCCATACCACTATTCGGTAAAATTGTCCAACCTCTTCTAAAAGAAAAGATACTCATTCGTAAACCACCAAAGGTTATTGTTGCCCTTGATAATGATGCGATGAAGGACTCCATAAAGATTTGTGAGTGGTTGATTTCAAACGGAATCAAAACAAGTATGGTAAAACTTCCAGATAAAGACATCAATGAATTTGGATTTCAAAGATTTTCAGAGTATATTGAAACATTACCATCGGTAGATGGGTTTGATTTGATGAAAGAAAGGATATTAGTGTGATACAACAAACACTCATTTCAAAAAGAGTAAACAAAGTAGATAACGTCATTCATATTGCTGACGTTCATATTCGTAATTTCAAGAGACACGATGAATACGAGTCGGTATTCAATCGCGTATATGATTATTGTAAAGAACAAGTCCAACAAGATAAGAACACAATCATTTATCTTGCAGGAGATATTGTTCATGCAAAAACAGATATGTCTCCTGAACTTATTGTAATGACGAGAAACTTCCTCGTGAACCTTTCTGATATTGCACCTGTTCTTCTTATCGCTGGTAATCACGATATGAATCTGAATAACCGCAATCGTTTGGATGCCCTTTCACCAATCGTGGACTCAATAGATACACCTGACTTCTTTTATCTGAAGGATACAGGGGTCTACAACCTCGGTGGTGTCAATTTTATTCTGAATGCTGTACACGAAGACCCTGACAATTTTATCAAGGCAGAGGACGTTGTAGGGGACGGAATAAAGGTAGTATTTTATCACGGAGCTATTGACAGAGCAGATATTGGATTTGGTCAAACAATCAAGAACAACAGAATCAATATGGATATGTTCAAGGATTTTGACTTTGGTATGTTTGGTGATATTCACTCGTTTCAGTATCTACATCCAAACAACAAGTTTGCCTATGCAGGTTCTCTTATCCAACAAAACTTCGGTGAAGGATTGGTTCACGGAATTATTCATTGGAATCTTCGCGAAGGTAAATCAACATTTGTTCAGATTCCAAACGATTGGTCTCACTACACTATTGATATTGACGAAGGTAAGTTTGTAAATCTACCAACTGAATTTTCGATTCATAACCGAATTCGTGTTCGTTCTTACAATACTCCAAACTCCGAACTTATGAAGGCGGTAGCCAAACTAAAATCAATCGTGAAGGTTGACGATATTCGTATTCAGAAGTTCTCAACAAAACCAACCAACGGACAAACACAATCAACGATTTCTATCGGTGATGTTCGTGATGTTGAATACCAAAACAAACTCATCGGTGATTATCTTGAAAAAGAGTTTGCGGTAGAAGAAGAAGTAATAGATGAAGTCAGAAAGATAAACAGAACAATCAATACAAATCTCAATAAATCAGTTGTTCTTCGTAATGTAATTTGGAATCCAATCAAGTTTGAATTTGACAATATGTTCTCATATGGAGAAGGAAATAAGATTGATTTCAGTCAAATGAATGGAACGTATGGTATTTTTGCTGCAAATGCAAGTGGTAAGTCATCTGTATTGGATGCCCTTATGTTCTGTATCTTTGATAAGTGTTCTAGAACGTTCAAGGCATCACAAGTTCTCAATAATAAGAAAGATACATTCCGTTGTAAGTTCCAATTCCAAATCAATGGAAAAGATTACTGGATTGAACGTATCGCCACAAAAGATAAGAGAGGGCACGTAAAGGTTAATGTTGATTTCTGGCACGAAGAAAGTGGTGAAAAGATTTCTCTCAATGGTGATGATAGAGATGGAACAAACTTTGCAATCCGAAACTATCTCGGTACATATGATGACTTTATCATTACTGCATTTTCCCTACAAGGAAACAACACGAACTTTATTGATAAGGCACAGAGAGAACGTAAAGACCTTCTGGCACAATTCCTTGATCTCAATCTGTTTGAAGAGTTGAGTACGATTGCTTCCGATGAAATCAAGTCAGTTCAAACTCTCATCAGAGAATACTCACGTCAGGATTACTCTACGAAGATTGCAACTGCAAACGATAATCTCAAACGTTCACAATTAGATTTAGATGAAATCAATGAAGAACGTGATTTATATCGTTCTCGTTTGGATTCCAAGAACGAAGTTATTATGGAACTTACCAAGGCACTCAAACCAATTGACGACCGACTGATGGGTCATAACTTGGAAGAACTAACTCAAAAGAAAGATGAGTTTGTTCGTAAGGTTGCATCTTGTAGAGAAGAAACATCAAGACTTGAAATTGAACTCGGTGATGAAAACAAAATTCTATCGGAACTTCAAACTCAATTTGATTCAATTGACTCGGATAAATTACAACAAGATTGGGAAGTTCTACAAGAAACAACTCAATCAATTTCAAAAACAAAACACAAGTTAGAAAACATCCGACTTCAAATTAGTCACAATCAATCCAAGATTGATAAGTTGTCTACACACGAGTATGACCCCGATTGTAAGTTCTGTACTAACAATGTGTTCGTTCAGGATGCAAAATCAGCAGAGGAAATCCTCGTTGACCTCAATAAAGAACGTGGTATTCTTGAATTTGAATTGGCTGAATTAGAAGTTATAGGTCATAAATTGAATTACGTTGAAGAACAGAAAAAGAATTATCAAGACCTTGAACGAAAAGTCCTCGGTAAGCAAAAACAAATTCACGAGATTGAAAAGAAGATCTCACAGAATGGAATCACCTGTGATGACCTAACTTCAAAGACGGAAAAGATTGAAGACCTTATTATATCGTATGTTCAGAACGAAGGTATCATCAAGGAAAACCAACAAATTCAAACAAAGATTTCTGTTGCGGAGAGGGAACGTAATGACTTTACATCAGAACTAAAACGTCTTGAAACAAAGTATATTACACTTGCTGGTGAGATAAAGGTCTATGAAAAAACAATTCAAGATTGTGCAGAATCAATCAAGAAACTTCAAGAATTGGAAAAACAATTCAAGGCGTATGACTTCTATCTAAAGGCTGTAAATCGTAACGGAGTCCCATATCAATTGATTTCAGATGCAATGCCAAAGGTTCAAGCTGAAGTAAACTCTATCCTTTCACAGATTGTTGACTTTGAAATACTCTTTGAAACGGATGGTAAGTCAATCAATACATACATCGTATATGATGATGAAAACTTCTGGCCTCTTGAAATGACATCGGGTATGGAAAAGTTCA